ATAACAATTTAGCAAGATAGGCGCCGTCTTGTCCAGTTATACCTGTTATTAATGCTCTTTTCATTTTATTTCCTTTGTTATATGATATACCATATCAATATTTTCTTTTAAATCTCTTATATCGTTTCCTATAAACAAACCATTGTTATGAATATAATCTGCATTTGGACAACTATTATTATAATAATCAAGATAGTCTATTACAGGATTGTTCATAAAATTACCTGCAACAATAGGTCTACACTCTACTCCATTTTCTGTAAGTTTCTTGACAACTTCATCACGTTTGCCTTCTAAATTGTTTTGTAGTACTAGTGAGAATCCAAACCAACTAGACGTTCCTATTTCTTTCTGTAATAAAATATCTTTATTATCTTTAAATTTATGTTGAAAATATTTAGCATTACGAATTCTTTGAGTTCTCATTTCCATTTCTTTTTTAAGTTGCACACTACCTATTGCACCACTCATTTCTAATGGTCTTACACTATAACCTGGAGTTACAAACGTAAAACTATCTTTAAACTTATCTCCAGTCTTCTTATAAATTTTATTATCGTCTGGTAAATCTCTACACCAACCGTGTGCTCTTAATGACCTTAAATAATCAGCGTCATCTTTATTTCTACAAGCAATCATACCACCTTCCATTGTTTGTAAGTGATGTGAAAAGAAGAAAGAAAAACTACCTAAATCGCCAAACGTTCCACAATATTCATAGTTATATGTCTGAGCACCTAAACTCTCACAATTGTCCTCTATTAACATAAGGTTGTGTTCTCTAGCAATATGCATTAATGAATAATGGTCACAGGAGTTACCTAAAAGATTAACTGCAAATATGGCGCAAGTATCGTCATTAATTACTTCTCTAACTTTATTAGGGTCTATATTTAAAGTTTCTCTATCTACATCTACAAAATTTAATTTGAAACCGTATTGTTGTAATGGAAAATATGTTGTTGACCAAGAAACAGCAGGTACAATTATATTTCCACCTTTTTTATATTTTAATTTTAACAATGCTATCATTAATAGATTAGCAGTTGAACCACTATTAACCATAACTGCGTCATTACATCTAAAATATTTGGCAAACTCTTGCTCAAACTTCTTAACGTAAGGACCCATTGTATATCGCCCACTTTTTATGACTTCTTGTATTGCGTGTAACTCTTTATGATCCCAAGTATCACTAGCTAATGCATATTTCATAATTCTCCTATATACTCATTTTAAATACATCATACCACACAGCAAAGGATAGTATAGTAAATAATTGTTTTTGTGATTTTTGTCCTATATTTGGTAATATAGTTTCTTTACCACTTTTGTTTAAACCTTTTATCCATCCTTCCGTACTCATATATTTATTATCTATATCAGCAGGGTTATATTCAAAAATTTCTTGCATTTCCTTATTCATTAATAAATGTCTAATATAATCTTTCAATGTACTATTATATGGAGCAGGATTGGACGCTTTTCCTATTATACCTTCATCTGTAGGAAATCTCCAACCTGTCTTCTGTCTTTTTAATATAATATGTGGTAACCTACCATAATAAGCAGTTTTTAATAATGGTTTATTATGCCTAGACCAATCATTAAGCATAAAATCATCATTAACTTTAAACGCACTAGGTACACTTCTTATATAATCTCTAAATGTTTTATTCAACATAGGAAATCTTCCTTCTAAACTCCACCTCATACCTAACTTATCATTTCTAATTAAAAAATCTTCTGATAATGTATTCAAACTTTCTATAAACATAAAATCATTTATCTCATCACCTTGAAAACCGCCTGTAGGAAACCAACTATCAAAATATGCCATTTGGTCATCAATACTTGCCCATAACTCTTTATTTTGTAATTTTTTATGTTCAGAAGATAATGCTTTTAATTTAGTTCTCCAGTCTGGTTTTCTATGATGTTTATAACCACATAATAATTCATCTCCTCCATCACCACTTAAAGTTACTGTTATACCACTTTCTTTTATAAGTTTATTTACATTGTAATACACAGGTAGACTTTTACTTTGTCTAGGTTCTTCTAAAGCTAACATTGTATCTCTCATAGTACTTACATAATCTTTCTCATCTATAAGTATCTCTTTGTGTATACCACCATACATTGCTGATGTTTTCTTTGCCAAATAAGAGTCTTCATTAAGTCTACTTTTTCTATCTCTTAATATAAATCTGGAACTAAATGTATTTGGTTTTCTATCTAATGCTTGTGTCATTTCATATAATATAGATGTACTATCAATACCACCACTTAAAAATAAACCAATCTCTCTACGTCCCATTAAAGTCTGTTTAGTCGCCTGATATAATCGTTCTCTAACTTCTCCTGAAATCTTACCTACATTTTTAACTGGTATTTGTTTTACAGGTATATTATTAAGATTGGATGATGTTCTTCGTTTTGTTCTAATATTAATTTTAACATACTCACCTGGTACTAATTTCTGTATACCTTTGAATAAAGTTAAATAACCAGAATTATATCCTTGTTTATAATAATGTTTAAATGCTTCTTTATTTACTTCTCTTTTAAATCCTATTGCTAATAAACTTTTAATTTCAGAAGAGAAAGCAAAAGTATGATTTAAATAACCATAATATAAAGGTTTCGCACCATTACTATCTCTAGCAAGTATTAATTCTTTTGTATTTTTATTATAAGCGGCAAAGGCAAACATACCATCTAGTTTTTTAATAAATGATGATCCTTCTTTTTCTAAACCTTTAATTAAAACTTCTGTATCTGTATTAGTTTTAGTTTCAAAACCTAATTCTTTATAATTGTATATCTCACCATTATAAACTAATACCCAATCATTATGAAACCAAGGTTGTTTTGAATTTTCTGTAGTGTCTATAATTGATAATAGATTATGACCTAAAGTAATATCTTCATCACTCCATTGACCATAACCATCAGGTCCTCTATGATGTGCTTCACACAACATTTTATCCATTACCTCTTTAGACCTACATAATATTCCGTGTATCGCACACATTATCTTGCCTCTTTACCTCTTACATCACGTTTACATACTAAACAAGGAGAACCTTTAAACCAATCTGCTTTATTAATTCTTGTTCTCCATTCTGTATAGTAATCACTAGTATAATTTAAAAACAAACTAGGTTCTTTTGATAAATTTCCTACTGCCCATTTCTTATGGACTTCTGGTGTTATCATATCACAACAAATAGTCATTGATCCATCATACTCTATAAAAATTCCTTTGTTCATACTCGTACAAGGTTGTGTTCGTCTATAACCTAAATCTATGGGTACACTTCCTGCACGGTTCGTTCCATTCTTCCAATAATTTCTTGCGTGAATAGAACCTTTAAATTGTGGTAGTCTGTATATAATCCAATCTTTATCTTTATGTTCATCTGGATTAATTCTTTCTGCACCTATTCTATCACATATTTGATTAATACGTTCAAATACTTCGTTTTCATCATATACAGTTGCACCATTTTTTAAATACGCTTGCATTGCTAAATTATCTACACCTGCGTCCAACAGTTCTTGTATATACTCTTTATTAAGATAATCAGAATTAGTATTAATATTTAATTTTGCTTTAGGTATAATTCTTTTAGCTGCTCTTATTGCTTCTAATATTGATTCTTTATCTGAAAGTGGTTCGTGATATCTTGTAAAATCTATACGACCATCAAAATCTATTTCAGCTAATTGGTTCAATATACTTACGTACATTTCATCCGTCATAAAAATCATATTTCTTTTAACTCTTCTATTTACATCTTTTCTTGATAAAGGACAAAATGTACAAGTTCTATTACAGTAGTTATGAATACCTATCTCTACTGAATATATATTTTTTTTAAATAGTTCTTTACTTTGTTCCAAGTTCATTTTTCACACTATAAAAAGTATATTTTAAAGTTAATTCTTCACCTTTTTTTATCTCTCTTATTGTATAGAGATAATATCTATTATCTTTTTGTATCTTTATTGTATTTGGTGTATCACTATGATTAATGAAACCTCCTAATGGAGTTCTTATTAATTCAGCACCAACAACCAACCAACCTAATCCTATCTTTGTATTGTCGTCAATATCTTCTTTTGCAAATAATCCTTCTCCGTGAATTTTGCTTAATTTAATTTGTACTTCTCTTGGTAATGGATGATACATTATTTTTTATACCTCTTATCTTCAGCATCCCCATAATGTAAATAAGACATCATAACATATTTTGGTCCACTAACTGGTTTTAATCCTGCGTGTGGGTGAGTCCAAAAAGGCGGAAACATTAACAATCTACCTTGTCTTGGTATGACTGATATATCACATTTTGGAAAATATGTACTACCACCTGTTTCAACATCATTAAGATATAATATAAAGACTAAAAATCTTTTTGCTGTATCACCCATAGAACGAACAACATCTACGTGTACTTTAAATTGGTCTTTGTCATTAGGCATATATTTTTTTATTCTTATGTTTTCCATATCTATTACTGGTGCAAAATCTAAAGGTTTAATATTTAAATTTTGTTTAAATCTAGTTATATAATCTTCCATCATTTTAATAAATTTTTCTCTAGGTTCTTTCCAATAATCTGAACCTTTATATTTGTCTATATCTATTTCTGTAAATTCTTTATGACCAGTATTAAATGTATCTACCTGGGTTTTATCATATCTAACCACATCTTCAAATTTCTTAATAATCATTTGACAATCTTCAACTGGCATTGCCCAATTATATATCATAAAATTATTTTGAGCAAAAAGGTCTAGGTGTGATTGGTCAAATGGTACTAGTGGTTTTAATGGCATATTTATTTACCTCCTCTTGGTATGCACGAGCATTTGTAGTTGGAAAACTAGCAGGTGCTAAAAATGTTTGTCTAACTATTGCCGCTTGTTCATCTTTACTTTTAACAAAGTATCCTTCTATATGGGTAAACCCATTGTGCTTTGCCCAATACACTCTTTTATTACCTGTGTGTACTGAAATACCAGGTATACAATTTCCTTCTTCATCTTTATTCCATCTTCTTTTCAACCAGTAATGTTCTAAATCTGTATAGATAATAGGAAATTTCATACCTGCACTTTCAATACTAGTTTTAAAAGCAGGATATCTTTCTATCATCCATTTGTGATTAGCAGTTAACATTAAATCTTTAACAGACACTACTGTAACTTTAGGTTTTATTCCTTTTAATGGTGCGTGTTGACAGGTTACATATTGTCTTGCTTTTAATAATTTCATATTAATAATTCAAATACATCAAATTCAATGCCTTCTAACTCTTTTGGTTTACCTTTAGGATAAGTCGGCCATATTTGGAATTCTTCTCCTGTTGTATCACTTTTACAACCTGCAACTAACCAGTCCCATTTAAACTCTCCATCAACAACAAACTCGTTCATCACTTCATATCTTCCATCAGGTTTTTGTAAAAGTAATTCTTTTTTACACTCTTCCATATTTTTATACCAACCTTCCATTTGAAAAGTTTGTTGTGTTTCTATTGGACTATGCCCAATTAGATATGCAAGTATTAATATTTTAAAGTCGCCCATAATGTGCCTTTGCTATATACCAACTATCAACTATATCTGATACTGGATTGCCTGCTTTTGCTGTGTCTAATAATTTCTTTAAATCTGTTTTTGTATCTTTAGAAAATTGTTCATACATCATTTCTTTATCTGCATTGCCCTTACCTGTTGCAAATTTCTTAACAACACTTGGTACAATAACACTATAATTGTATTTTTCTTCTGCTAATCTATATTTAAGTATGCCACAATTTTCTGCTATTTGAAATAGTGCTTGACCTTTAGAACCGTAAGAATAGTTTTCTATTGCTATTACTACATCATTTATATTGTCTTTAGAGTGATTTAATTTTAAGACTTTTAAAACCCAATCAGAAATTTGAGTAAATCTTTGGATAGGGTCTGTATAAGGTTGATGTTCATAACCAATTATATTACCAAATTTACCCATATGTTTTTTCTTATTAGTAAGAAAATAGAAATGACTATGTTCAAACTTAAAGTCATCTGTAACACATATGGCAGGACTTGTTAAACTATAATCAATTCCAACTAGTTTCTTCATTTTCATCTCCACTTTTAATTTCATCTTCATCTTCTTCTTCTACTTCATAACTACAAAATGGACAAGACTCAGGTTTCATATCTGTTTCATCTTCGTCATATTTTATTGTGTAAGTCACCTTACAATTATCACAACTAAACCTAATATTCTTTGCTATTTCATCATCCATAATATACTTTGTTATAATTTAAATTTCTTAAACTGATCCTTTTGTACATCTTGTTTAATTCCGCCTATAACATAACTTTCAATTTCTGTTTCCTGTGGTGCATTTTGTAATGACCTACTATTTAACCAATGGTCTACCCAAGGTAATGGATTTACTTTTTGGTCATATTTTGGTTCTAATCCTATTGCTCTCATACGTCTATTTGCCATATACTCTACAAATTGATGTAATAGTTTTTCTGATAATCCTATCATAGAACCTTTTGAGAACAAATAAGTCGCCCAACGTTTCTCTTGTCCTACTGCATTTTCATACATTGTATAAACTTCTTTTTCTGTATCTCTCATCACTTTATTCATAAGTCTATCATTTTCATTATCACGATAGTTATTAAGTATTCTTTGTGAGATTGATAAATGCAAAGTTTCATCCCTTGCAATTAAAGAAAGTATTTTAGCAGAACCTTCTAACATTTTTAGTTCTCCAAATGCAAACGAACACGCAAAAGAAACGTAAAATCTTAATCCTTCTAATATATTAACAGTCATCAATGTTAAATATAATTTCTTTTTCAACTCATACATATCAACACTATCTGGTTTTAATTGCCATTTATAACCTAAATTAATCATATCATCATATCTTTGAGTTATACTCATTGCTCTTTTCTCAATTTTCTCATCTGTAATTATAGTATCAAAAACTTCACTAGGATTTGAATATAAATTTTTAATGATATATGTATATGAGTGTGAGTGTATGTTTTCAAAGAAGTCCCACGCAAGAACACAACTCTCTAATTCAGGTATTGAAACAAAAGGTAAAAATGCTAAAGCAGGTCCTCGTCCTTGCACACTATCCATCATTGTTTGATATTTTAAATTAGATGTAAAGATAAACTTTTGTTGTTCATTTAACTCTCTATAGTCTGATATATCTTTCTGTAAAGATACTTCTTCTGGTCTCCAGAAGTAACCTAATTGTTGTTGAAACAGTTTATTAAAGATAGGATATTTCATTTCATCATATCTTTGTACCTGTAAGTCTTTACCAAAAAACATAGGTTGTTTAGTATAGTCTAATTTTTTTTCTGTATTAAATACGCTTTTAGTCATTTATTGGTTCTAATTCTGCTTGTAATCTTTCTGATTCTGTTAAGTTATAATGGTGTTCATCACTATCACCTGCTGTCCATTTATCCATATTATCTACACTATATTCTCTAGTAGATACTTTATAATCAGGTCTTTTTGGTTTACTTGGTGTTAAAGACTTGTCATAAAATAAAACTCTATTGTTTGGTTGGGCAGCAAAATGACCATTATCTAATTTTATTATGTTAAATGATTTATGTTGAGAAGGAGTTTCACTATATCCCACGTTTAACTCTTTATTCGTGGCACTACAACTATCTATACTAAACATATAATTTCCTTCAAACATTTTTTTAGATGGCGACAAATATGTACATCTATTACCACTCACTAATTGTTTCTCAATAACTGATATATCATAATCAAAACAATCCCATAATTGTAATTCACTTAATTTTATATCTTCTTTCGTTTTTTTCCATACAAAAGCATTTATAGGTAACTTATCATATAATGCTCCACTTTCATACAGATATGTTTCAAAATATAATGCTCTACCTTGAATACTTTTAACTGTACACCAGATACCTGGTTCAAATTCTCCGTGACCTTTCTCTAAATCATAAAGGTATTGTTTCTTAACTAGTACCTCTATATGAGGAACATTTGCACATAAAAACGCCATTTGGCTCCTTTAAATTACACAGGTTTCACATTCTTCTTCGTCTTTTTTCTCCATTATAGTTTTGGTTTCTGGTACATCATCTTTCCAACCGATAGGATGTACAGGTTCCTCAACATCTTTCTTACTATCATATGTGTTTTGATAATAAGAAGTCTTCCAACCTAATTTATAAGTTGTTAATAAATCTTCTGCC